ATTAGGAGATTGCTCTAATCTAGCAAGAAACTTTTGAGTAGGACCATAGCCAAATGCTACTTTTGTAGTAGAAACTACATTACCTTCGTTGTTTTTGTGTTTAATATAGATATTGTTAAATAGAGTTCCAAAAGCAATTACAGTTTTTCTTATTGCTTCGTAATAAAAGTGTTCAAACATTATGGTATACCGAATGGATTACTTTCGCTGAAGTCTAATATTTCATTTGCAGCTATTTGTATATCATTATTTTGTACAAATTTATCTACTATTAGACCCTGTTGTTCTTGTTCATCAACTGTCAACATTTCTTGAGATTGGAGTATCTGATAACTTGCACCAGATTCTTGCCCAACTATTAATTCACCTGGCATAAATCTACCAGAAGTGTTTGATAACTGTAATTTTAATGTGACTGCATCCCATTGCCTTACTCTAGCTGTCATACTAGAAGCACTTCCAACAACTTCTTCATTATAGAAGTATGTTCCAAATCCAGAACTATATGGAGCATCTATTACAATTTGAGGGGGGGTTGTATATCCTAGACCAGCATCAGTAATTCTTATTTCAGATATAATACCATTAGATAGTATTGCAGTGGCTTTTGCTGAAGTAGAAGCAATTCCCACAAAACTTATAGTTGGAATCGTGGAGTATCCAGAACCACCACTAGTAACAGTTATGATTCCAACTATACCATCACCTATCACCGCTGTAGCCTGGGCTCCGGCTCCACCACCACCAATAAAAGAAACAGTTGGAGCAACAGTATATCCGAATCCAGAATTAGTTAATTGAACTCCCTGAACTCTAAGAAGAGTTTCATCTGGCTCGCAAAGATCTACAATTCCAGCTATCATTGTGGCTATACCTGTTGCAGTTACACCAAGTCCAGATGCAGAGAAATTAACTGTGGGTGTAAAAGAGTAACCATCACCTCTATTTGTAACGGTAACAAATCTAACACCACCATTTACAATAGAAGCTGATGCAGATGCTTGTGACCCTATACCAATCATATTATAAACTTCAATATAACCATAATCTTGTACATTATCATCAATATTGTCAAATCCAGTATCAATTACCTCATCTTGATATCTGAATAGTTCACATCTTAAATTATAAACATAAGTTTTTTGTAGTTGATAAAATGGAATTTCATGTTCTATAAATTTTATCTCAAACAATCTATCACCTAAAGGAAACCAAATTAGATCACCTTCTCTAGGTCTATCTGGGAGTTCTATATTTGGAATATTTTTTATTAGAGGAGTTATATAGTTTTCATATCTCTCTTTAGATATAATTAAGCCTAGATCAGTATTAGGCTGAATTCCAAATTTACTTAAAAGTACACCAGCTCCTTCATATCCTTCATAAGTATCAATATATGCCTCAATAGGAAGAGCCATAGAGAATTTGGATTCAATAACTTCTCTTACGACAGTTCTTTTTGTTAGATATTGTCTAGGCAAGTAATATACATCAACTCCATGGATTTGGATAGACTCATTTATCAAGTCTTGTATAAGATTTTGTTCTGTTTTAGAGCCTTGAAGGAAGAACGGATTTAACATAATTTATCCAATAACATCGAAGGGTGGTTCTTCATAAGTAGAACTCATTCTTTCCATTAATATATCAATTTCTCTTTGAGCATCTTCATATATTTCTCTACCATTAAGTTCAACTCCACCTGGAAGCTTTACTCCTCTAAATTTAATTAAATTTTGTCCCCATTGACGTTTTATGAGAGCAGTTAAGTATTGTTTTAAAAAACTGTCATTCCAGACTTTAGTAGAATCCGTGGGATCTAAAGCTCTATAACAATCAATTAAAATAATATTTCCTGGAGAAACTGTTTTCCAATCAATATCAATATAAAGTTTAGTATCTCTTTTATTAAATCTTACCATTGTATCTGGACTTAATATCCAGTCCAAATCTTCAAGATATCTTTTAGTCATAAAATATGTTAAGATATCCGTAGATCCCCAATAATAGATGTCATTTAAGAATAGTTGATATTTAAAATTAAACATCCCATAACCAAGACTATTTCCACCAAAGAGTTTAAATATTTTATTTATACCTATAATGTGGTCAGGTACTTCAATATAATTTGAATTTTCTTGATATGTATAAGTTTTTGCTATTCCTACTTTAGATGATTCACCTTCTCCTGTTTTTCCTTGGGCTCTATCTATATCTTGTTGAGTAATTTCATATTTTAAAATAGTTTGCGCAACACCATCAAAATGACGTTCTTGAAAAAATTGAACAGCATCATCAACAAGATCTTCAATTTGTTCATCGGCAACATTAATTTCTAAAACTGGAGCACCCAATTTTCGTTTACAATAGTCAATAAGTTCTTGTCTTGAAGATGGTTTAGCCATTATTTAAATATTATTTTAATTATTTAACATTAATAAGTTTTAATAATAAATCTTTTATTTCACTAACATCATTTTTTATTTCATCTACTTGTTGTTGTAAGAAATCGACTTTTTTTGTGGAATTTAGTTGCCTTTTGTAATTTTCTACATATTGTTTATAAGACTCTTCATCAGAATTTACAATCCCATTTGAAGTTGTGTCCCTAAGAAGATTGTCTTTGTCTTTTACTTTTACATATTTCATGATTAAATCCTAGGCTTTACAGTTGCAATAGCTCTTAGATCTCTAATTAATGGTGGAGTAGCTTGATTACTACTTGCCATAACTATCTTTATAGCAAACGCCGTAAAGTCTGGGAGATCATCAACCGAGTATTCATAATCTTTAAAAGCCCTATCAGAGCTTTCTTCTACAAATGAATCAGATGATCCATCATTTTTAGAGGGATCAACCACTCGTTTAATTCCAACTCCATCTACCTGATAATTAGAATATCCAGGGAATAATTCAAAAGATGGAGTGCTATTAGTTTCATCTTCTCTAAAAATCTGATAAAGAACTCTCACATCATTTAAATCATTTCTACTTGCACTTAAAATAACTTTAAGTGAGTTGGCTGGTATTTTTAATTTTGTTGCCTTTGAAATATAAATTGTAGCGTGATCATCACTATTAATACTTCTAACCTGTACGTCAGTTGAATAGGTAGAGTTAGCGCCTATTCCATTAGGATTATTAATTAAGTTAGAACTTAAAGTTACTGCTGCACTTACAATATCGATGACAGGAGAAACTCTTGAGTCACTAGTTGACATCAACAGTTCCATGGTTAAAGATCTACTTCCAGGAGATTCATTTATAAATCTTTCCTCATTAACTCTAGAGCAAATTAATTTTGGTTCATTGAAATATGTTTGTGAATCTAAGGGTATAATTTCAAATCCTCTATCGGAAAATGACTTTTCGTTTCCTCCAATACTGGTTCCAGTAAAAGTTCTTATTCTAGAAATAATATTTGTTTTGGCTGGAATTATATTTGAAATATTTGGATCAATAGATTCATATTGAATATTATTTGAAATAACAACTCCAGATTGACCTCCTTGAATATTTCGACTGAAATATAGATCATTTTCTCTATTTCTCCCTATTGAATTATTTTCAAAATCAGTTTCTCCCATATCAACTTTTATAAAATAGCTGTTTAAATCAATTGGGAATACTCCAGTATTTAAAGAATCAACTTCCGCAAAATTGTGAACCTTGTTGATTCTCCTCAGAGAAACACCATTAAATTCATATTTGTATACGAATGTTTTATTTCTATATGGAATAACTTGAGTTCCATCTATTCCACGAGTAATACCTGTTAATGAATTTGCAGTTATTCCAGTATATCTAATAACTTCTTCTCCAATTACTGCATATCCAGGATTAATTGGGCTTACAGGAAGTCCCTCAAAAATATTAAATCCAGTAGAAGAAAGTATAGGAATACTAGTGGTTTCATTTATTGAAACCTCAGCAGAAAGTTTTGAATTTACTTCAGTATTAAGAGGCCTAAACTGATTTACTTCGACATAATTCTCATAAGAATGCATACCGTGATTTTGTTGATATACCTTCATGTGTAATCCATCATAATATTGATCTTCAATTATAGAGGATATGGTAACGCCAGGGCCAACTGAAGTGGTAAGTCCAGATGAGGAAATGTAATTTACAGTTGAGACACCAACAGTAAAGGTTCCTTGAACTTCATCCAATACAAAAGTATTTAAAGATCCGACATTAGATATATTTAATCTACCATTAATTCCAACACCTTGACCTAAAGAAGGAATTAATAAAGAATCTCCAACTTGATACCCGACTCCGCCATTAGTTATAGTGACTGAATTTATAACACTACTTGCAACTCCGATAGTTGCGACTGCACCTTGACCAAACCCAGTCTCAGTTATTAACTCTATATTAGAATATGTTCCATTAGTATAACCCGTGCCTACATTTGAAATAGATGCATTAGTTATACTTCCAGCAATACCAATTAAAGTAGCAGAAGCAGTTCCTTGTGTTATAGTTACCCCGGTTGATACATTTGAAGAATATCCGGTTGATCCTAGACCAACTATGATTCTTTTAGAGAGAAATTCAAATTGATTTGGCCCAGTAACAGTAACTTTATTATTACCCAAAGATAATGGTGGATTGAAGAATTTTACAATGCCTTCCGCATTGAAATCAGCTCTGTAAATTTTATACTTGAGGTCTTCTAACTGAGATGGTGTCCAAACACTACCGTTTTGAGATTTAAACATACTACCTAACGTAGGTTGTTTAGATACCTTAACTTTGGTTAATATGTCATTTTGACCTAATTCAGTAACAAATACTCTATAATTTGGACTATTTGAAATTAAAACAATTGCATACTCTGCCTGTGTTTGACTTGCGATTGGAGCTTGTCTTACAGTTTGCTGTTGTGGTCCTTGTAGATACACTGGAGATGGGAAAGTAAATCTAGTTGGGACTGTACCATCAACAGAAAGATTTATTTGATCTGGGGTAAGAGTTACTTCAGAGAATGGGACAACTACATTACTAGGAACACCAGCAAGAAGAGGTCTTATTTGAAGAGTTACTGGAATATTATCAGAATCTCTTGTTTCAAAATAAACTTCAACTGAAGTTAAAAATATACCAGTATCTTCAAACACATAAAAAGATTGCGCAAGAGGATCATATGGTTGTTGAATTTGAACAGATCCAGGTGTTACATTCGTAGAGGTTGTAGTTGTATTAGTTGTTATATTTGTTATAGTGGTAGTATTAATATTTCTTGGAGGAGTAATTCTAATATTTCTTGTAGTTAAAATATTAGTTTCAGTAATATTTGTAATTGCACTAGAGGTAAATTCCGCCTCAGCACTACTTTCATTAATTCTGGAATTGGGAATAAATTCAACAAGTTTAATTTGATCTAGGGTTTCAGTATCAATAACAGTGAATGTGTTTTCTCCATTTATCCACTTAGGATTTCCTCTTATATTTGGGTCTGGGACATAGAAGGACCCTATCAATCTACCTCCATTATCTGAAAGTAGCCTAATTGACCTTACTACAGCTACTGCACTTGAACTACGACCAATTAAACGCATATTAATAACTGCTTGACCATAAAAATCAACTTCAGATGCAAGTTCCAGTGCTCTAGTATCGACATTAAGCACAGTAGAAGTCTCACTATAATTTCTTTCAAATGGTTGTTGGCTATATGGATTTAATTCAAAAGTTTCAATAGGACTATTAAATCTGCCAGTTTTATGATTAGGACTACATAACCTAAATGAAATTTTTTGATCTGTAAATGTTGGATCAGATACTACAGTCTCACCAACTCTAAATCTACCAGAAATCATTTCAATTTCTAACAGTTTTGGTGTAATATATTTGTCAATATTAACACCTTGAAAAAATGCATAAAATTTAGTCCTAGGCTTCAATCCCTTTGCATCAAATTCTATGTTTCTGCTTCTTAAATATCTCACTGGTTCAGTATAATGAGACAATGAGTTAGATTTTGATTCCGTTTCAATTATTCTTTCTGGTGTTACTGTTGTAACAGTATTTGAAGTACTCCTAGTTGATGTACTTGTTGACCTTACTTCAGTAGTTCTTGGTGGAGTAAATTCTAAAGCCCCACCTCGACCAACCCCATCAGCATTCATCCTGGTTATAAATTGATTTGCTACATCCGCAGGCACATACTGTTGGAGTAAAGAAGCATCACCCCTAGACCAATGGAGACCATCAATTCTAATAGTATTTCCATTTACTATTTCTAGAGTTCTAACTTCCCCTCTAGAATTTTGACCAATAACTAAAGCTCTTCTACTATTAACAAATCCAGCGGTTGCATATATACCACCAGTAGATATTCTTCTTCTTGCATTTTCTACCCAATCGAAAGGCTGAATACCCCCCTGAGAATTTGGAGGGTTTCTGAAGACTACTTGGTTTTCATTTACATTATTAACAACAGTTATATTAATATCAGGTAAAGGATTATCTACAGTCTTCACTTCATTAAAGCTATTGGTGGTAATAGCTTTTTCATCAACCCAAGTATCCATTGGTGGATTTAGATTTAATAATCCAGACCAATATCTAACTAAGAAAGCAGTAACACTTTCAGTTTTAGTTGCTAAAAGTTGTTGATCATATACTATTTCATCATAATCTAATGTTATTAAGTCGCCAGTTTTTTTAACTCCTATTGATCCAAGGTCTGTAACATAACTTTGATCAGCAGTGGCATCAAAAGTTTGTCCTAACCCGGATATAGCCTCTGACCCCAACTGGAGATCTAAAGATGTAGTATAATGAAGAGGTCTAAGCATCTTCTTTTCTTTATCTATTGATGCTTTAAAGTTTATATTTTGAAGATCATGATATGCGTGACTTTTAAAATCATCCACAAAAAATCCTGATTTGAATCTATCAAGACCAGTTTCAGCATCTTTAATTACAAAATTTTCTGTTTTATTTTCTAGAGCAGATAAAACAGAAAATTCTTCCACTCTGCTAATTCTATCCTCTAGTAAAGAAATATCATCCATTCGATATCTCTTATGGACAGACATATTAACTAGTATATTTTTTACATCGTAAACATATGGTGGGATATTTACAATTGATATATCAAAAGCATTAGATTTAAATGCTGGAATTTGTGGAATATCTGAAGGAGTTCCTTGAACAACCTCAAAAGTTCCGTCTTGATTTAAAAATACTACATCAATTCTAGGTAAATAATATGAATAAGTTAAAATTATATTTTCTTCAGGAGCTAAAATATAATTAGAGTATTGTCCATCAGCAGCAAAATTCCTGGCATTAAATTCAAATGGAGATCTTGTGCTGGGAATATATGGAGCAACTCTTGGTCTTAAATCAATATAATCAGTTAGCCTTACATTGTTAAAATATGGTATATCGTACTTGAAATTTTCTAATTGGTAACTGTTTACAGAGACAAATTCACCAGTATCATTGGAATCAATAGTATAATTTTGAAATACTATTTTTATTTTCCTAGACGGTTCTATAACATTTTTCTTTCTAATTATTCTAGAATAATCTAAAATAGTTTCTCTTTGGCCATCATCAAAAGAGAAATTTTGGGTGATATTATTATCACCTAAAGCTTTATCTAATATTAATGCTTGAATATTAGATTCTTTTGATCTTATTACTTCATTATCAGAGAATTTAAAGGTATTTAAATAAACATATTCTATTTCATCGACCCCAACACGCCTAACAATTAAACCAACTGCTCCTGAAGATTGACCAACAATTTGTTCCCCAATGAATAAATCTTGATTGCTGTTAGTTGGGCCACTAAAAGAGCTTAATTGTAATTTAGGTAGTTGTGGTTCTTGATCATTAGCTGATTCATAGACGGCTAACACTCTTACTACATCAGGAACATTTAAAGAGATATCTTCATCTTGAACTCTAGTTCCATAAATTTGACTGTAAGTGAGTCCATCATTTAATGTAGTTGTTCCAATCCCAGATGATGTAAGTTTGGAATTACTAACCACTAATGTACTTGCTTTATTTAATTTTTTATTTTTGGAATTTGGTTTAATATTTTTTACGGTTGCTATTACTGTAGCAGTTCCAGATGTTTTGGTTAAACCACTAAATTGGATTTGTTTACCGGAAGTATCTACAATAGTAAATTTATCTCTTCTAAGTGGTTCAATAGTCCCATCAGTATATGATATTAAAAACTTATCTTCATCGAATGAATCAAAAAATACATCGTCTTCAGTTATAGTTAATACTATAACACCAGCAGTTATAGTTTGATTGGTAAAAACTCTTCTTTGCTTTATTTCAGAACTATCTAAACTTATAGAGGATACATTACTTCTGTTTAATTTAGTTAAAAGAGATGGATCTTGTGAGTATATTGAAGAAGTTAATTTTACTAAATTTGTTACGGTTATATTTGATGTAGGAAGCTTACCATCACATATCCCAGAAACTGTAGTTATTCCAACGAGAGTAAAACTTCTTCCACCTGAAGTAACAGTTTGAACTTTATTGTATATTACATCATCACCAGTATTATTTGGATAGGAAATAATATCACCAGATTTTACTTCGTTTACAAAATCAATATTAAGCCCAGAAGATACTGTACTAATTCCACCTGAAGCGGCAGTTATATTAAACTGAGTTCCAGAAGGAGCAATGAAAAGTCTATTTTCTAGTACTAAATCTGCATTAAAAGTAGATAATCCTACTGTTGAATACATTGATTTTATATCACCTGTAGAATAATCAACAACATTATTAATTAAACGTCCATTATCAATTCCATTTATAGATATGGGCTCATTCTCAGAAAATTTACCAGAAACTTGATATAGAACTAATTCAGTAGAATTAGTAACACTTTGTCGTAGATATCCAGACGCATTACTTCTCTTCCCCTTAACAAAAGCTGGTATAGATTGGGTTATTTGGTTAGTTAAAGTTAACTTTGTAAATGTTTGAATATCAAAAAGTCTTATATTTAATATACTATTATCATTCAAATAGCTACTTTCGGGTATATAATCATATACTCTTGCTACACCAATAGTAGTTCCAGCAGCAACACCGGAATTAGTTCCTAGTCTAGAATCCATTAAATCTAGAGTAGTATTAGTACCAAGACCAATATATGGGGCACCATGTACATTATTGAGTGCAACAAGTTGTCCAGCATTATATGAAATAACTTGATCTTCTAGAGTATTAGTAGTTCTAGTTTTTGGAATTTCAAGTAATCTAGGGGATATAGTTTCTACATCATACCCATTAACATAAGCTTTTCCTGGTCCAATTTCATACACCATCACATCTTCTGATGGTGTATTGCCGTTTACAGTCTTTTGGTTATCGAAATAAATGCCATTACTTAAAATTCTGTCATTTAGACAATCTCTTACAAAAAGTGTAAATGGTTTTACATAATAATCACCGTTAGTTTCTGCAGTTCTTCTAGCAAGTTCGTCTCTGATAAGATTATACTGTGCATTCTTTTCAAAAAATTGTGGGACTCCATTTACAATTCTTAAAACTTCTACAAAATTATCTGGAGTTTCGTCTAAATTATATTTTTTAAGTTCTAATTCAATTTTAAACCTATCTGCACCAGGAGCAGCATAATTAGAAAATCCTTGAGAATTATCATAAAGATTCTCATCCTCAAAAGCTGTAACTATGCGTTCAATAATATTAAATCCAACTTTATATGTTGGTTTGGTCCCATATTGATCTAATAATATCCTCTGTTGATTTACTCTTGCAAATATCCCTCTTACAAAATAGATACCAGAAGCAACATTAACGGAAGACCCATCTGAAGTTGCATTTGAAGCTATGGTTGAACAGATCTCTTGGCCACTTTGAATGGTTATGCCTGAGTAAGTTATATTATTTTCAGTAATTAAAGGCTCACCATCAAAAAATACTTTATTTTCAAATTCCGCACCACCACTCTCTAGATATTGAACATATAAAGTATAGTTATTTCTTTCGGAAAATTTTTTATCTAAAATATAAACTACTTTTGCGCTAACGCCACTTAATGATCCCCTTAATCTTTTATCTAAAATTTCATTAAAATATGCTGAAATTGGTATATTATTAAATTCGGATTCTATTTCTACAGCATGAAATGGGTTATCT